ATTACAAAATAACTACAAATTTATATTCAGTACAGATGAAGGTAAGGAAGTTTTATCTGACCTTGAAAAAAGATGTCATTATCATTCTACCACTAACGTAAAAGGTGATAGCCATGAAAGTGCCTACATGGAAGGACAACGCAGTGTCATTCTATTTGTCAAATCAATGCTGCAAAACAATAAGGATAAATAATGTCAGAAGAACAGATAACACAAGAAACTGTGCCTGTAGAAACAACAAGTACAGAAACACCTCAACCTACTGCAACACCTGTCTCAACTGGAGATACTCCGGCAAGTTGGAAAAGTTCTATCAGTGAAGAATTTAGAAACGATCCAAACATTGAAAAGTTTACAGAGATAGATGCGTTAGCAAAATCTTATATCAATGCAACAAGAATGATTGGTCAAGATAAAGTTGCTGTACCAAATAAAAATTCAACAGAAGATCAATGGAATGAAGTTTACTCAAAATTAGGTAGACCAGAAACTCCAGACAAATATAGTTTAAATGTAGAATCAGATGTTGTAAACATGGATGAAAATGCAATAAAAAATTTTGCAGAACAATCTCACAAACTTGGTTTAAATAATAAACAAGCAGAAGGCATATTAGATTTTTATAAAAATAATATGGAAGGCTCTATGCAACAAGCAAAGATAGATACTGAAACTGCACAAGCTCAATCTGAACAACAGTTAAGATCAGAATGGGGTAGAGACTTTGATTCTAAAGTACAACAAGCTGGTGCATTAGCAAAAGCAAATATTAATCCAGAAGTATTAGATATGCAATTACAAGATGGTACAAGAGTTGGTGATCATCCAGAAATTATAAAAGGTTTTGCAAAGATTGCTAGTATGATGTCAGAAGATAAAATGGTTGCAACTGAAAGTGAAAGTGTAAATTCAGTTACAGATATTGAATCTGAAATATCAGCTATTACTAATGACACTGATGGACCATACTGGAACAAAGGTCATCCAGATCACGATAAGATAGTTCAACAAGTTTATACATTAAGAGAGATGCTCAATGCAGATAAACAATCTTAATGATAATGAAATTCGATTAGAAGTATTGCGGTTGGTTAAAGAGACAGGAACAGAGTTACAGAAAAATGATCCCTTGCCAATCGCAGAAAAATATTATAATTGGATAGTAGGTAAGAAAATTCGTAAGACAAGTTCCACGAACCTTGCTGACAAGAAGGAATAGACTTCTGGTCTAAAAGACTTTAAATCCAAGAATTGCCTATCATTATTGATGGAGAACTATTCTGTTTTTTATAATAACAATAATGTAAACAGGAGACAAATATGTCATCACAAATAACAACAGCATTTGTAGAGCAGTATTCTGCCAATATACAAATGTTATCACAACAAATGGGTTCTCTATTAAGAGACGCAGTTAGAATAGAATCTATCGTTGGAAAAGATGCTTACTTTGACCAAATTGGAAAAGTAACAGCTCAACTAAAGGTTAGCAGACATTCTGATACACCACAAATCGATACACCTCACTCAAGAAGAAGATGTAGCTTGGCAGATTATGAATTTGCTGATTTGATTGATCAACAAGACAAAGTTAGATTACTAATTGATCCAACTTCTTCTTACGCAAAAGCAGCAGCTTATGCAATGGGAAGAGCAATGGATGATGTAATTATTGCAGCAGCACTTGGAACAGCTAACACTGGAGTATCTGGTGGAACAGCAGTTGCATTACCTGCAGCTAATATTACAGCAGTTGGTACTGGTGGAGCTAATACTATGAACATAGCAAAATTAGCTTTAGCAAAACAAAAACTTGATGCAGGAGACGTTGATCCTTCAATTCCAAGACACATTGTTGTTTCTCCAACAGAGATTCAAGATTTGTTAAACAACACTACTGTTACTTCATCTGACTTCAATACAGTAAAAGCATTGGTTCATGGAGAAATTGATTCATTTATGGGATTCAAATTTCATGTTTCTAATAGACTTACTGAAAATGGAGCAGGAAATACTCAATGTATTGCCTTCGCAGAAGATGGTATTTTACTTGGTATTGGTAAAGACGTAACTGCTAGAATAGACGAAAGATCAGATAAATCTTACGCTACTCAAGTGTACTACTGTCAAACAATCGGTGCAACTAGAATGGAAGAAGCGAAAGTTATTTCTGTTCTTGCAAACTAATCATAGCTTAATATAGGAGAAATAATTATGGCTAATTCAACACAATACGCAAAAACAGTTGCGGCTTCACCATCAAAGATCAGTACTACTGAACTTCATGGTAGAGTGAGAGTAGCTTACGCAGACTTTACTGCGGCTGGTGCTCAAGAAACTATCAATATGTTCAAGTTACCAGATGGTGCTAGAATTATTGGTGGAAGAGTAAACCATGCAGCTTTAGGCTCTGGTACAACTCTATCAATAGGTCATGCAGCTTATACACAAGCTGATGGAACTGTTGTAGCATTAGATGTAGATGAATACAAAGCAGCAGCTGCTTCAACTTCACTTACATCTTTTAACATTGCTAATACTACAGCTTTAGGTGAAAATTCACTTGTGGATGCACCAGATGGATTGATAGTTACAGCTACTACAGCTGGAGCAAATGCAACTGGACTTATCACAGTTCAGATGACATACGTTTTAGACTAATAAATAAAATTTTAGGCGGTGGATGCGAGAGTGGAAGCCGCCTAGAGTGCATGAAAAAAATACAAGATTTAAAACCTGTATTACATTTTAAAAAAGATAATTATGTATATAGGTATGTATTAGTAGATAGGTTTCAAAACGATTCTAAAAATCATTATGGCTTTGATACTAAAGAAGAGAAAACAACAGAAGAAATTTTTGCTTTAGAAAAAGATAGACATATAAGGCGAAAGTATATTATAAGGAAGTAGTATGGCATCAACAGTAGATATTTGTAATGGAGCATTAAATCAGTTAGGTGCAACAACTATACTTTCACTTACAGAAGATTCAAAAAATGCTAGACTTTGTAACTCAAGATATACTCAAGTAAGAGACGCAGTATTTAGATCACATCCTTGGAACTGTTTACAAAAAAGAGTAGAGTTAGCATCATCAACAACAACTCCGGCATGGGGTTATAAATTTAAATTTGATTTACCGGGTGATTGTTTAAGACTATTAAGAATATTAGATTTTGATTCTAATTACCAAGTAGAAGGTAGATCAATATTATCTAACAATGAGACTATGAAAATTTTATATATCTCAAGAGTAGAAGATCCTAACCAATATGACGAATTATTAAGAGAAACATTATCAGCTGCATTAGGTTCAGACATTGCTTATGCCATAACATCAAACAATACTACATCACAAAATATGTTAGTTACTTATCAAGAAAAATTAAAAGATGCTAGATTTGTAGATTCAACAGAAGGTCAAAACACAAGACAAGAAAATGGTATGGCAGATGCGGTAGATGCGGGTACATTTATAAACTCAAGGTATTAGTAAATGGCTAGAGTAGCTGCACAACTTTCAAACTTTACAGCGGGTGAGTTATCTCCAAGATTAGATGGTAGAAATGATTTAGCAAAATATTCTGCAGGATGTGCAACTGTAGAAAATATGGTTATCTATCCTCATGGAGCTGCAGCTCGTAGACCGGGTACACAATATGTTTCTTCAGTAAAAACACCAGCAAACAAAACAAGATTAATACCTTTTGAATTTTCTACAACACAAACTTATATTTTAGAATTAGGCAATCAATACATAAGATTTTATAAAGATAATGGTCAAATATTATCTAGTGGATCTCCTTATGAAATATCATCACCTTATTTAACTGCAGAAATTTTTGATATTAAATTTGCACAATCTGCTGACGTTATGTACATCACACATCCTAACCACAAAACTAGAAAGTTATCTCGTACAGGACATACCTCTTGGACATTAACAGAAGTAGATTTTGTTAATGGTCCATACCTAGATACCAATTCATCTACAACAACTATTACAGCTTCTGCACACACAGTTGGAACTGGAAGAACTTTTACTGCTAGTGCGAACATATTTGTTTCAACAGATGTTGGAAGATTAGTTAGATTCAGAGATGGTTATGCAGAGATAACAGGATTTACAAGTGCTACAGTTGTTACTGTTGAAATATTAAAAGATACAGGATCAGCTAGTGGATCAACCGATTGGTCTCTTGGTGCGTTTTCAAGTACAACAGGTCATCCTTCTTGCGTGTCATTTTTTGAACAACGATTAGTATTTGCCGCAACATTAAATAATCCTCAAACAGTTTACTTTTCTAAATCCGGTGATTATGAAAACATGGATGCAAACATTGGCGGTACTGTTGCAGATGATGATGCTATTATTTATACAATCGCATCTAATCAAGTAAATGCTATTAGATTTATGGCTGCTGGTAGAACTTTAATAATAGGTACTGCAGGTGGTGAATTTACAGTAAGTGGTGGTGGAGATAATGATGCAGTAACACCAACAAACATTTTAATTAAAAAACAATCTAACCATGGTGCAGCAAACACAGATGCAATAGCAGTTGCTAACGCAACATTATTTTTACAAAGAGCAAAAAGAAAAATTAGAGAACTAGCTTATAACTTTGATGTAGATGGTTATACAGCACCCGATCTTACCATCCTTGCCGAACACATTACTGAAGGAGGTATTGTTGAAATGGCATATCAAGAAGAACCTTTAGCAATTATTTGGTGCGTAAGAAATGATGGTGAATTAATTGCATTAACTTATCAAAGAGAACAAGAAGTTGTTGCTTGGCATAGACACATTTTTGGCGGAGTTTTTGGTAGCAGTAAAGCAGTATGTGAATCTGTTGCAGTTATTCCAACAGAAGATAGTGAATACGAATTATACATGATTATAAAAAGAACTATCAATGGTGCTACTACAAGATATGTAGAATATTTAAACACATTTAATTTTGATCAAACTGATAATACATCATTTAATTTTTTAGATTCACAACTTAATTATAGTGGTGCAACATCAACATTGAATGGCGACATTTCTAATTCAGCAAATACAGTTATTGTAGCATCTGGAACAGACTTTACATCTTCTGGAAAAATAAAAATTGGTGGAGAAATAATTACTTACACAGGAAAATCTACAAATAATTTAACTGGTTGCACTAGAGGAACAGAAAGCACTACTGCGGCAGCTCACACATCTGGAGATACTGTAAAACAAGTTGTTAATTCTTTAGCTGGATTAAATCATTTAGAAGGTCAAACAGTTAGTATATTAGCTGATGGTGCAACACATCCAGATAAAACTGTATCATCAAATGCTGTTACTTTAGATAGATTTGCAAACAGTGTTAAGATTGGATTAGGTTATACATCAATATTAAAAACTATGAGAATAGATGCTGGTTCACAGAATGGTACATCACAAGCTAAAACAAAAAGAATATATGAAGTTACTGCAAGATTATATGAAAGTGTTGGTGTTGAAGTAGGACCAGATTTAAACAATATGGAAAGAGTACCTTTTAGAAAATCAAGTGATCCTATGGATCAAGGTATTCCACCTTTTACAGGTGATAAAGAAGTAGAATTTAGAGGAAATTATGATACAGATGGATTTATGATTGTAAGGCAAACTCAACCTTTACCTTTAACAATTTTATCACTATACCCAAGGCTAGTAACAAATGATGGATAATACACTACATATAGTACCTTATACAAAAGAACATGGACAGTTTATATTATCCTGTCAAATGAACCACAAAGTATTAGAAGCAGATAGACACTACATTAATGTAGAAGGTGATGCTAAAAATTTAGAACAAGATCATTTAGCTTTTACTGGTGTTGTAAATAATAAAGCTATCTTTGCAGCAGGTATGAAAATTATTTGGGGTCAAGTTGCAGAGGGTTGGGTTATAGCATCAAATGAAATGTGGAAACATCCTATAGGTGTGGCTAAAGCAATTAAAAAAGATTTTGCAAGAGTTGCAAAAGAAAATAATATTACTAGAGTTCAATCTGCAATTAGAAAAGATTTTAAACAAGGTTTAAGATTTGCAGAATGGTTAGGTTTAGAGAGAGAAGGTTTAATGAAAAAATTTGGTTTTGATGGCACAGATCAATATATGTATGCGAGGATATTTTAATGAGTGCTGCAATACCTTTTATTGGACCAGTAATGAGTGTAGCAGCAGCATCTTCTGCTAACCAAATAGGAAAATTTAATCAAGATGTTGCAAATAGAAATGCTGTTATTGCAGAACAAGAAGCTGCAGCACAAGCTAAATTAACAGAATTTAATATTGCAAAATTTAATCAAAGTTTTGATAAATTTCAATCTACCACAAAAGTTAGTATATTAAAAAGTGGTGTAGAATTATCTGGTACTGCATTAAAAATCTTGCAATCAAATGCAGAACAGGCAGAGTTACAAAGAGATGTTATAGAATATAATGGTAAAGTTGCTGAAGCTAAAAAATTAGAAGAAGCAAACTTTGCTAGAATTCAAGGATCATTAGCAAGAGCTTCTGGTAGACAACAAGCTATTGGATATTTAGCTGGAGCAGGTTCTAGTTTATTAACAATGAAACAAATGGGGATGTTTAGTTAATGAATAGAAATTACAAATCAGAATATAAAAATTATCATTCTAAACCAGAGCAAAAGAAAAACAGAGCTGGTAGAAATGGTGCAAGAAGAATTATGAAAAAAAAACTTGGTTCTAGTATATTGGGTAGAGATGTTGATCACAAAGACAGAAACCCAAGAAATAATAGTAAAGGTAATTTAAGATTACAATCTAAATCTTCTAACAGATCAAGGAATCAATAATGCCAAGAATACCTACATTTGAATCTACTATTGCACCTACTGCTGAAGTTGGAGCTGTAAAAAGCAATATACAAGTTTCACCTAAAGACAGTTTAGCTGGAGCATTAGTACCCGCAGCTAATGCGGTAACACAGTTTTATGTTAAAGAAAAAGAAATATCTAACAAGGTAGAAGGTGGACAATTAATTGCAGATGCTAATCAAGAATTATTAGAAATAAAAGAAAAATCTAAATTAAAATCTACACCAGAAGAAGGAGTTAATTTTTTTAATGCAGGTTATAAACAAGTAGTTGATAAATACAAATCAAAAGCAAACAATAACTATATTCAAAAATACTTTGAGTTAAACATTTCATCTAACAAACCAGCTTATGTTAATAATATTTTAAAACAAACTAGAGCTAACATGGTTAAAACAAGGGTTGATCAAGTAACCAATAAAGTTCAAAATAAAATATTAAGTGCAGTAGAAAATGAAAATACATTTGATTTTTCAACTTTATCAGAATCTATCCTTTCAGATTATAAAAGTTTAGTTGATGATGGTTTAATTTCTGAAAATGATTTACAAATATATAGAACACAATTACCATCTCTTGTTGAAACAGAAATGGTTAGAAAAATTGCTACTAATAATGCTTTTGCAGCATTATCTCTTTTGGATGACAATAAAAATTATACAAATATCCAAGGAGATGCAAGACGAGATTTAAAAAAAGAATTAAGAGAAATGTCAGTTTTTCAAAATAAAGCTGTAGAATTTCAAGTTAATAGTGGATTATTAGAATCTAAAAAGAAAGTTGTAGCTGCTTTAAAAGGTTCTGAAGCTGATAAAGTGTTTGGAATAGACCCAAAAGAAATAGGTATGACATATACTACAGGTAATGAAGAGTATGATAATCAATTAAAAACTTTAAACAATAAAGCTATTAATAATGAAATAAGTTTAGACAATAATTATTTAGTAAATGACAAAATTATTAATAAAATTTTAAATAATGAAATAAAAAATTCTTTTGAAAAATTTACACTTGCAGGTGAAACTGAAGCTAAAAGTATTACAGAAAGAATTGGTGATGGTTCTATTAATTTAGATGATGATAATTTTTTTAATAATATTTTTGAATCACAACAAAATCCAGAACTAAATAAAACCAATAAAAAATTTTTTAATTTTATAGACAAAGTAGTTCCTTTAATTGAGGGTTCAACAAGTTCTAAATATTTTGATGATAATTATAACAATAGATTAAGTTCTTTTAGGCAAGATATGTATAGTAGATTTGTTGAAGGATTAAATCAAAATATACCAGTAGAAAAATTATTAGATTCATTATCTGATAATTATATTGCTAAAGATATATTAGATTATGCTCCAACTAAATCACAAGTAAGAGATGCTCTTTTAATTTCTGCTAAAAAAGAACAACCAGAGTTAGTTAATACATATTTTAAAAGAAATGAAAATGAAACACCAAACGAATATATAACTAGAACTACTGAATTTTATACTAAAGAAGATGGTACTATAGGACAAAGAAGAAAACAAAAAATTCAATCAGAAAATGTTATGAAAGGAAGTGTTTTAGATCAAGAAACAGATAATGAATTTAGTTTTTTTTCAGAAGCACAAGCAGCTATAGTTGATAACAAAAATCAAGATGTTCAACAAGTAGGATTTTTAGGAGATTTTTTTTTAGGCAAAGATAGATTTTTAATTGGTAATTGGAATAAACATTATCAAACTGATAACAGCAAAGTAAACTCTATAAAAGCTAGAGAAAGATTAAGTAGAGACTATACAGTTCCAGATGAAGCAATATCTGCAATAGAAAATGCTGCTACAAATTTTGATGGTGATCGTGGTTTTTCAAAAGAATATTTAATAAATGCTTTAACTAAAATTGGTCAAATAGAAAGCCAATACCAAGATAAAGTACAAAAAACAGATAAACCTGTAAAAGAAGAAACAAAGTTTTTAGCAAGATCATATTGGCAAATAGAAGTAGACACAGCAAAAGATTTACTAGAAAAATCTTCTCCTATATTTGGTGATAATTTTGAATCTACTTTTTCCAAAAAATATAAAGGAGATTATAAAACAGCAAGAGAAGGTTTATTAAATTTAAGCGATAGAGATTTAGTTGATTTATTAGAAAAAGATGACACGTTAGCTGCTAATATTGCTGCAGCATTAATAGTAACTAGATTTGATACAGAAAAAGCATGAATTTAATTGAACAACAAACACTACTGCAAGAAGGTGGTTTTAGTCAAAAAGAAATTACAGGATGGAAACAAGATAAAATTAAAAATCTTCAAAAAGGTGGATTTACTAATCAAGAAATTTCTAATGAGTTTAAATTTCAACCAGACACTAAAGTTATTAAAGACTATGTTGGCAATGTAGCTAAAGATTATTTATCTGGAAGAGGTATTATAATATCAGAAGAAGAAATGCCATATCAAACAGAACAAACTAGATCAGATCAATTAAAAGAATTAAAAAAAGATATTAAAAAAACTGTTGTAGGAGAAAAATTTGATGGAGATTATATTGCTGAACAAATATTGGGAAGTAACCTTTGGAATTTAAGTAAAAGAGCAGCAAAAGGAGAGGGTACTCCAGAAGCATTAAAAATGCCAAAACCAGAAGATTATACTTGGACAGAGGAATTTCTTACAACATTAGGTACACTAGCTGTTGATTCTCCTATTTATGCTGGAAGTGCTGTTGTTGGTATACCGGGAGGTAAATTAGG